GAGGGGGTGTGTAGCAGCAGCTCGTCGGTGTCCATACGGGCACGGATGATCTGGCCGCGGACGCCTTCCTCGCGGTACGACTCCATCGCGGTGGAGATCTGCGAGCCGTCTTCTGACCAGTGGAACGTGCGGCCCAGGCACGGTTCGCGGAAGTCGTTGGAGTTGGCGGTCTTGCAGACCATCGCGTACTCGCCGGACCAGATTTCGCCAGCGGCGAACGCCTGGCCCTCGTTGGCGGTGTTCTTCGTGCCGCCGCCGACCACGATCTTTGGCAGCGCGAAGACCTGGGCGAGCATGGCGACCGTCACGTCTTCAGGCTTGGACGGATCGCCCGCGCCCGCCGCGTTGATGCGACCGATGATCTGGTCGGCGTTGCGCAGGTTGCGGAACACCTTATTGCTGATGATCAGCGTGTCGGGCCACAGACCGCACGCGTCGTAGATCGCCTGGACGCGGGCCTCCACGTCGGTCAGGGGCGTCGCGTTCACCGAGTCGTCCCATTCGTTTCCGACCGAAGTCGGCGTGAACGTGGACGTATTAAAGACCAGGTCGGCGACACGCTTCTCGTAGTTACGCAGGACAGTTGCCTGGGCACGAGCGGCCCCGACCAGTTCGGCGTCGAAGTAGTCCGCGTACATCTGGGCCTCGCGGTCGTCTACGACTTCTTCAAAGCCGTGTTCTTTGCACGCGTAGGTCGCCGTCTCGAACTGCCAGTTGCCCCGCCCGTAGCCCGAGCCGGGTGCCCGCTCGGTGCTGGCTTCTTTCAGCAGTTCTTCGACAGGGATCTTGCCAAACGTGCCGGCCTGCCGGTCTACGTCGATAACGGGCAGGACACGCGAGCCGATGTACCCCGCCTGGTCGGCGGCGAGATCGAACTCCATGAGCGATTCGGCCAGGTCCGGCCGCTGGGTTGCAAGGGATGCACTAGGTGATGGCATGGGATTGTCTCCGTGGTTAAGACCGTGGCATGTCCATCACGGCGGGTGTGTGGGTTAGCTGGCAGCGGTGTCGCCGGCGTTGTTGTATTCAGCTTCGATCACGTCGTTTTCAGCGGCCCCGGCTTCCAGAGCCGTGAACTCGATGAACGCGGTAGCCTGGGCGGTGTCCTGGACCTCGCCGTCAGCTTCCGTGTAAAGGTCTGCACCTGCGGCGACGGCTTCCTTGACGCGCACCTTGTGGGTGCCCGCGGCCGAACGCAGCTTGACCGACACGATGTCGCCCGCGGCGAGCGCGGGATTGGTCTGCAAGGTGCCGATCGACTTGTCGGCAAGGCCGGCGGTCGTGATCTTGCCGTCCGAGTCGAGCTTGACGCGGCTGTAAAGGGTGATGGCTTCGTCGGCCTCAAATGCCTTGAAGCCGGTGTCGTCTCGTTGTGACATGGTGGTGTTCCTGTTTTAAGGTGAGCGGCTTGTCGGCCTTAGTTCTTCGCCGCGACATACGCATCGCGGAGATCGGGGTTCTCTCGCATGACCTGGGCGTGGGCCTTGTGTCGCGGCACGCCGGCGGCGATCTTGTCGGCCCGCAGCTTCGCGATCAGCTCGGCCGGCGAAGACGCCGACTTGGACGCGCTACGGCTGGTCAGCCGCATCACACCCACCGACCGCGACTTCGGCATCGCGTCGCGTTCGGCCGTGCGGCTCTCAAGCTGCGCCCGCAGGTGATCGGTCCAGTGGTCCTTCGCTTGCGTCAGCGTGTAGCCACGCTCGATGCACTGCTCGCGGAACTCGGCGTTGGAGTCGGGGATCTGGGCCTTCAACTCGGCGACGCTGGCCGTCGGCTCGTCGTCCTCTTCGTCGGTGGCCTCTTCCTCGACCTCTTCGTCTTCCGTGGCCTCTTCTTCGATCTCGTCTTCGGCGACTTCTTCGTCAACCTCTTCGGTGGCGTAGGGCTTCACCAGCCCGCTGCGATTCTTCATGGCTTTGTCCTTTAAGCTGGTAAGCCCCATCGGTTCGGACGACAGCACCGTGCTGTCGCCGCTGATTGCTTGGATTGCCTCGTCGAGCGTGCCCACGGTGTCGATCAGGCCGAACGCGACCGCCCGGTCACCCACGTGGACGCGGGCGTCGGACACCGCGGCGAGCTGCTCGTCGGTGAACCCGCGGCCGCGCTGCACCGCAGACAGGAACTCGGCGTTGACCTCGCCCAACTCGCGGTTGAGGTTCTCGATCTGCTCGTCCGTGATCTCAGCGCCCGGCGCGATGCCGGTGCCCTTGAGCGGCGTGCTTTTAATTTCGTGGACGGTCAACCCCTGCTTCTCTGCAAGGCCGCTGCTGTCGATCAGATACGCGTAGGTGCCGATCGATCCGACCATCGCGGACCGGTTTGCGGTCACACGGCTGGCCTGACTCGCGATCCAGTACGCGGCCGATGCGCCGGTGTCTTCGATGAACGCATGGACGGGCTTGATCTTCCCGGCCGCGGCCACGTCTTCGGCAAGGTCTGACGTGCCTGCGACAGCACCGCCCGGCGAGTCGATCCGGAGCAGGATGCCCTTCACGCCGTCGTCCGACGCGGCGGCACGCACCGAGCGCCGGAGATCGACCGACGACTTAGCGCTGCTGAGCGACGAGCCATACTTGGTCATCGCCCCTTCGATCGAGATCACCGCGATGTCGCCGACCATCTCGTAGCGGTCTTCGTCCATCGCCGACCGGGATTCCATCTCGACCATGCGGGCCTGGATGTGCCCGGACAAGTCCATCGCGTTGATCTGCTGGATGCGTTCTTTCAGCGTCGGACCGTGCATGAGCCACGGGCCGTCGTATTGCTCGATATGGCGGATGGCTTCGATCATGCCGCGCCTCCGATCTGCGTGGTTTCGTCGGACGCGTCAGCGATGCCGGCCAACGCGATCGGGTTGACGCGGGCGACAGTCATGCACTCGTGCCAGTCCACATCGACGCCGGTTTCGTCATAGATCGCGTCGCGTTCGGCGATCGCACGGCGGATCAACAGCCCGTTGTCGCTCACTCGCTCTTCGACGATCTGCTCGTAGTCGTACCCACGCTCGGCCTGAAGCCGACGCGGGCTGATCAGGCCGTTTTCCAGCCGAACGACATCCGCCTGCGCGTCCTGGAGCGGTTGAATGTACGGCCACCGCGGCGTGTTCCAGACGTGGTTAAAGATGTTGCCGTTGTTCGTTTCCAACTCGGCCGCGGCACGCATGAGACGCGGGTCGCTGTTAACCCACTGGCGGACCTTCCACTGGTAAACCTTCTTGAGGAATCGGTCTTGCAGCCATCGCTGGTTCCGCTTGAAGCCCATCCGAGCTTGATCCACCGCGCCACGCCAGCCGCTAAAGTTGGTGTCGCTGGCGTCCATCGTGACCATGACCAGCGGCATGCCCAAATTGATCCCGATCAAAGTCAGGATCAGCTTGGCGTGCTGGAAAAATTCGCTGTTCGGAACGTTTGGGCTGAACCCCTCGATCTTCTCGCCCGGCGCGCCGTTGATCTCGATGCCGGGGGCGATCTCATCGATAAGCCGCTTGGCACCGTCCGCCATCGTCTCAAGGCTCTGTGCCCCGTAGTTTGCGGGCTGGACGCCCGGCGTCGGTGCGCCGTTGTCGCGGGTGCGGATGAACGCGATGCAGGACACGATCTGCTGCTGCACCAGCTTTGCAAAGTTGATGTCCTCGAACATGCCCAGCGCATCGAAGACCGGGGCGAACGCGGTCACGCCACGCGTCTGCGACACCCGCTTGGGCATCATCACGTGGAAGACCATCGGGTTGCCCGAATCGTCAAACGCCCGATACGGGGCGATGTCGCCGACCTTGGTCAGCGCGATGTTGGGGTCGATGTCGTCTTTAGTGAACCAGTATTCCTCGCGGCGGCGGTCCTCATCGAGCAGCACGCCGTGAACCACGTTGCGAGACGTGTTCGTCGGCGTCCGTAGTCGGTGGGCCTCGACCAGTTGGAGCGTGCCGTCTTCAAGCGGCAACGCGCAGATGTCGCCATCGACAAACGTCGCCCGCAGGACTTGCTCCTGGATGTCGCAGAACGTCATCTCGCCCGACGCGTCGCAGAGCATCGGGTCGGACGCCCAGTCGTTCCACAGACTCGCCAGGATGCGGTCTACCTCGGGATCGCCGGTTTGAGGGTCGGGCACAAGCCCGTTCTGCACCGTGTTCAGGACCGCGCGATCGACCATCTGGCCGACGATCGCGTCGTTGCGGTCCATGTCCCGCGCGTACTCCAGCATCCGCAGCAGGTCAGATTCGTTGCGGTAGTGGTAGTCCGCCGACGAGCCGCCCGACGCGACACCGGTACGCCGACGGCGGAACCGGCTGGGCGTCGCGGCGCTGTAGTTGGCCTTGAT